TCTATAATCTTGTCAAGCAATTCTGGTTTCTTTTTTTCGGCTACATAGATTTTGACGTACTTCTGGCTGTATTTGTCGAGTGAGTCTAGTAGATCGCCATAGTCAGACACAGTATCATCATATCGTAGTGAGTAGAACATCTCGTATGGATTCTCAATGAACTCTAGGCTTCTATCATCGGTGTCCAGAACCCAGAACCCCTTGAGATCACCGACATCAGAGAACGTCATTTGATACGGGGCGCCAAGATACTTCACGTTGTCCATCTCAGAGCCTGTATGGAAATGTCCGCTGATTACTTGTTCGTATCGAGAAAAGAGTTTATGGTCATGTCCGAAGTCGTGCTTGATTCCGGGAATCACTTCGAACCCACAGAACTCTAAGTGACCAATGAGCCATTCAGCAGGTGCAGTTTCAACGAACTTCATACTCTCCTCTTCGTTGTCTTGACTGATCCAAGGTAGCAGGGCAATGTCCATTCCATCAAAGTTCACAACCTGTGGACTGTCGTAGTAGTTGATGTTGTCTGGGTATTGATCCGAGAAGATTTCCCGGATACAGTTGACTTCGTTGGTGTTCTTGAAGTATGTGTCGTGATTGCCTGCAATGCAGTGCATCTTGATGTTGTACTTACTGAATATAGGAAACAGGAACTCCGTCCGAACTCGATTGAGTGTGTTGAAGTTGACGTACTTACGACGATCCAGAAAGTCTCCTGCATGGATGACTGTAGTGATATCGTTCTCTTCTAGATAAGGGAAGAACACGTTGTCGTAGAACTTGAAGAAGTAGTCTAGAAATAGACTCGAATCGTTTCTAATTCCGAAGTGGGTATCCGTTAGGATGGGGATCTTCATACCACCAACTCCATTGTATTGATGACTTCGCACACCCTTTCAATATCACCGTCTTCCATATTCTGGTGATTAGGAACGTACAGACCATTAGTATGAACTTTGTCAGCAAATTCAAGTTCGGTTACTCCATACCTACGAATCCAAAATGGTTGTCTTCCTATGGACCCACATATCAAAGGTCGGCATTCGATTTGGTTGCTCGTAAGTTTATGAATCAATGCCTCCCTGTTTTCTGTTATGATGGGGTATGCAAAGTTAGAGATCAAATCTCCAACCGGATTTGGTTTCCATTGAGTGTCTAATAGTGATTGGTACTTCTCAAAGTTTTCCTTCCTCTTTGATATCGTTCTAGGAAGATTTTTTAGTTGCTTTCTTCCGATAAATGCTTGTAAGTCCGTAGATCTCAGATTGAATCCTTCGTAGTAGAAGGTATACAACGAACTAAAATCACCAATCTCATTATCTTTTCTTAGACTCAAACGAACATCTTCACTAAGATCTCTATCCCACCCATGTGAGCGGATAGACTTCAGTAATTGATAAAAATCATAATCATCAGTACATATCATCCCACCCTCAATGGTTGACATATGATGTCCGAAGTAAAAAGAAAATGAGGAGGCTAAACCAAAACACCCTGTCTTCTTTCCTTTGTATACCGAACCAACACTTTCGCAACTATCCTCAATCAAAATACAATCATTCTCTTCACACAAAGAAACTATCTCCTTCATGTGGCAAGGAAACCCTAACACATGAACGATAATGCACATCGATGGGTTGTGTTCATCCATCTTCCTCTTCATGTCATCGGGATCAATCCCCAGATTGTCTTTATTCGCATCAACAAGAATTGGATCTAGTCCACACTGAATGATTGGAGAAACAGTGGTGGACCAAGAAACCGCTGGGACGAGAACTTTGTTGTTCTTCAGTCTACCAGACTGCACCAATGCCGACACAATTCCGAGGTTAGCCGAGGAACCTGAGTTGACGAAAACAGAATATTTTGAACCGTTGAACGCACCCCATTCATTCTCAAACGCTATGGTCTGCTCACCTTTAGTCAATCTTGGATTGGTTTCTAACCACCCGATAAGATTCTTTATATCATCTTTGCTTATCGTGTCTTCTACCAGCCTAATAGTTTTTTGGTCTTTCATTGCGAAATATATCCCTGAATGTCTTCAACCGTGTCCCTCAATAGGGTACCATAATCGTATGATGTGTCAATAGATTTATGACAAGAATCGTTTTTATTATTCTTCGTGTTCAATACCTCCTCCAACAAATACTCGCCACCATATCCAAATTCAGAAAGAACATCCTTGAAGTACTTCCCAACATCAACTAAAAACCCCGGAGCCAAAATAGAAGACTCGTTAGTATGGTAAGATCTGTCCGCAACATAGGAGGCGTGTGTAACTTCTCGACGAAAGGACAGACTGCCCGTTGATACAGTCTTCCCTCTACACGCCTGAATGAGTTTGGAGAATAAATACCCATCGGGTCTGTATGACGAGTTGAAGTTGCATGGATAGTGTATAGACACCTTGTCTATTGTCTTCATTGCGTTAGTTGCCATTTCCTTAGAAACCAGATAGTTGTTTGACTTGTTGTACGAAAACTCGTCGTTGATGTCGTATGTTCGTATATTTTCCCATAACATCGAGGTGGAATAGTAGATGATCTTATCTGTCTTTGGAAGGAGCCTATCGATAACACTCATTGTATAGTCGAAGTTCACCCCCACAAAATCAGACTCTTGTCTAAAAGTTCTCTGTTCCGCAAAACACACAAACACCTTCCCATAATCACCAAGCGAAGAGAAATCGATGTTTCTTGATGATATTCGATCACAACTTATTGGTAAGAATCGGGATATTTGGGATGTGTTTCCAACAACCAGTATATCATTCATGTCCATCATATGATTTGACACTATCCTCCACCAAACTTCTTCCGCTGATGATAGAATTCTCTACCATCCGGTTGATCGCTTCTACATACGCGGGTCGTTTTTGTTTGAAGCAGATATCGATCTTCTTCTTCAACAAGGCAATTTCTGAGTCTGTTGTTGCAACGCCCACTGCATCCTCCAACATCCATGTTCTGATGTGTAGAATTACCAATTTTTCTACGACCTCGCCTAGATTATCTGTAGTGATGATATTGTCTGGGAGTGTTGGAATTTCTTTCATAGAGCAAATGTCGTTGACGATTTGTTCAATGACATTCTCAATTTGATCTGATACGTTCATAACGATTGTCTCCTAATTCTCACAATAGTCTATTATTGTGTCCTTGAGTTCCTTGAAGTTTTTCTCATTGTTATCCCACCCATGATCTGGGTGGGTTGGTGTCCATACATAATTCGCACGACCAGTAGAAAACCACTCACCATCATCTCTACTATGTGATATTGCGTGCAGGGTTTTTTTCTCGTTCATATAATTGTCGTGTGTATGAGCAAACGTGTATGGTCCAGAGGCTCTCCCAACGATTATATCACACTTCGTACTCAAAAACGAATTCTCGTTCAGGTCACATCCATCAAGACCAATAATATCTCTGGTGCATATAGCATTAGGGAATCTCTCGGTGAGAGAGGACTTGTGGTCCGTAAGATAGAAAGTGTGTTCTGGAAATTTAGGAATGATGTCATCCAATACCACATCAAAATCAAAATTGGGTGCTTGTCCCGAAAAAACAGGTCCGTTAGATATGAAGATTCTCTTCTTTGTTGCGTCCTTGGTTTTCGTTAGATGATCCTGAATAAGATCGGTCTGGTAGTATCCATAATCTATCGAAGGAAGAACTCTATCTTCCGAAAGATCGCAATCCAATACCACACCAAGATAATTCTCTATGTCTTTATAAGCATCTCTGTATAGTTTCATGTTTGATAAGAAAGATATGCCTTCTGGATGGGTGTAATCATCGTTTCCTTCGGGACTGTGACATCCAATCCAAGTGTTTACCATTACTGTTTGTCCTTGGTTGGAAGAAGCAACAAAAAGCCTATTGAACACCAAAGGATCTATTTGAGGAGCCCACGGAACATGAACCAAATTTTCGATGTCGAGAATCAGTTCCTTGGGCATCTTGTTCATGTAGTAGAACTTGGTGTTGGGAGAAACCTTAGATACATCTTCCATGATGGCTTTGATAAACCCCCTAGAATAATGAATGTCTCCATTATGTCCCTGACTGAAAAAAGTAATGTCCATTAGAGGATAGAATCCAGTGTCCCACCACTGCCTTTCTTCTTCTTCTTCTTGGGAGTGTACTTATCTATATCATTATCGCTCAACCTAAACCGCTTCTGTGCAGACAGTTTTTCGTGAGGGTCTTCCTCAGACCACCGAACAGTTCCCTTATAATCATCCATTTGTTCTAGCAACTTGTACTTGACGTACAACTGCTTCTTCTCCTTCTGGATACGTCGAAGGAATGCATAGTACATCATCTGGGTAAAGTAAGAGAAGGCATTCTTTGATTTCTCTGGGTTGAAGTTGTGTGCATAGAGAATACAGTTCTCTATAGCATCTCCAACCATATCATCTCTGAATGTATAACCCGAAAAGGAGGCTCGTTTAGCAAGTCCTTCTGCCATCATCACAAAACACTCTCCGATGTAGTTGGTAAGCGGAGGCTTTTCATCACCAGATTCCATTGCTTCAACGTACTCTACCTTCCACTCACACAACGCCGCATAGAATTTCTTGTTATCAACATAGTGATTGCTCGTATCAATTTTCTTCTTCGCCAAATCATGTCTCCTTGTTCTGGTTATTCAACGTATGTAGTATAACACAGAAAAAAACTGTGTCAAGGGGTTGACAACAATTTCTAATGTATTATACATACAGTGTACTGTTTCAGAGGGAACTACTCTATAACTCTTAGAGTAGATTTGAGACTCAGTAGTCCCTGAGATCCGGGGACCAATCGGTGTAATCATTTCCCCAATTGTCGCGGGTTTTATCAACATCTTCTTCATTCCAATCCTCAACTTCTTCTTCGGCTGATGATTGTGATTCACCATACGAATTCAAAATAGAATCAACTATCCCGGAAATTACTTCCTTGATATTGTCTTGTAAATCACACATACCTTCTTCGTCGGGAATCTCATCCATTGCCTGTTCCATCATCTTCCCCATATTATCATATAACTGGTCTGCACGATCAAACCTTTCTAGTGTTTGAATATATGCACTTATAATTGTTTTGTTCGGAGGAAGAATGTTCAGGATTGCATTCCTCGGCATCTTGACCTTTTGGATTGAGGAATGTTCTAGATAGTCATTCATATAGACCATCTCTCGTTGGATTGCACCACTTGGATCATTCGGATCCTCCATCATGCAACCCATCACACGCATAGGTCGTTCTAGCAGTAGATTATTTTTATCGGATCGGACTATCCGAGCAACAAGTTCTTCACCTGTGACTAACTTGAGTACCCGAAATCCCCGATCCTTGTTCGGTAGGGGATTATGAGTCATATCAGTTTAGTCCGATCACACGGACTGGACCAGAAATTACTTTTTCGGTAGAGATGGGTAAGGTACGGTAACTATCCGTGATAATACTCATAGTAATTCCGTCGCCCCGTCTTTCTACAATATATGTTCCAGCGGTATCGGTAGTCATTAGGGCTTTATATCGATTTGGTTCCGTTGCACTGTATACGAGGGGTTCGTAAATGGTGTATGTATCTTTTGACATTCTATGTCTCCTGTAGTACTACCCTATATTTATACAGATCGGAGTCACATCGAAGTCTTCGGATCTGTAAATTTCTATTCGTTCTTTATAATGCCTGTATGTGTGGTTGACGTACTTCTTCCACCGAAGATCGTCACTGATGTCAAACAACTTTGCCTTGTCCTTGTACACTGACTTCCGCAATTGTCTTCCGATGCTCTGTAGCACCCGGATCCTGCTCTTTGAGGGGGATGCGAAGATGATGTTATGCAGCCTCTTGATAGATACACCCGTCGAGAACGTACCATAGGATGCAACGATGATCGCGTTGTCCTCTTGCTCTGTGATACGCCGGATTTCTTCCCTGACATCTGCCTTGATTCCACCGTGGACGAGGAAGACCTTACCAGAGTGTTTCTCCAGCAGGTTTTCGTATAAAGGGACTCCATGGTCCTTGACGTACTGAAACAGGACCAAGGTGTTCCCACAGACGCTCTGAGCGAGTTCTACGATGAATTCGTTGCGTATGTCTAGAGAAACTAACTTATGAATCTCCTCCTGATACGTCAATCGCTTGAAAGAGTTGCATACTTCCATCGGGTACTTCAGTAGGATCGAATCGATCTCGAACTCTGATAGAATGTCCTTCTCGATCAGTTCTTTGGTGGATGCAGCCTTGTAGACAGGACCGAACAGACCTTCGATCACCAGACGATGTGCTTTGGTTCCGTCTAGGGTTCCTGTGCAACCGATGCGTACTGGGCAGTTGTCTAATTTGGTTAGAATGCCGATGAGCGACTTGGCTTTGTATAAGTGGCATTCGTCACCGAACACGACCTCGTACTGATCGAAGAACTCTTTGGGCATTTTGTAGAGACTTTGCCAAGTCGAGATAGTCACTTGCTGGTCTGCTTCTCGTTCCTTCCCAGAGTAGATCTTGTGGCAGTTGTCTGAGACATCCCATTCTATGTCTGATGCATAGTCAGCAAAGTCGCTGTACATTTGTTCTACCAGACTGGTAGTAGGGACAAGGATGAGGATCTTCTTGTCTGTGGTACTCTGATAGTAACGCAACAGTGCATAGATGATGAGGGATTTGCCGGATCCAGTAGGGGACAGGAGAAGTGTACGCGGGTTGTTGAGACATTGGTGGACTGCATCTATCTGGTGCGCGTGTGGCGTGATCTCGCGTCCCCCCGCGTACGCGCGTAGGAACTCTGTCATATACTTCTCTACGTCATCATGTGACATCGTATGCGAGGGTCGTAGACTTTCCTCGACATGACACTTGTACTTACGGTCCTCGCAGAACTTGATGACATAGGACAGAAGACCTCGATAGAGATCTCCCTTGTACATATTGAACAGACGGATCTTTCCATCCCACTTGCGGTACTTGAATGCAGGTGTGTACTCAGCACCGGGGACGATGAACGTGAAGAAGTCGGTAAGTTCTTTCCCGATGTCTTGGTCACAATCGATGTGGATGTACACCGAGTCTTTGACGGTGATCTCTACCATAATACTATGACCCGTGTAGGAACTTCCGCCACTCTATGGCATTGCGGATGTTCCAGTTTCGATTGTTGATCGACTTCATATAGTCCTCAATCAGTTGCAACTTGGCACTAGAGTAGGACATTCGTGCAGTAGAGATGGTTATCTCAGAGTCAGAATCTAGATAGATGTTCACATCACCACGAAGGATCTTCTTTTGGAATGGCTCCCATCCCAATTTGTCCAGTTCTTCCTTGTCCAATTTCCCTGTGTAGTATTCCCACTTGTGACGGTAGAGAGTCTTGTGATCTGCTTCCAACTTCTTGTAACGGAGCCGTTCTTCGTGCAGAAGGTTCAGGTACTTGTTGTGAAGTTGTGGAATCTTGGTTGACTCCTGATCTAGAATGGTGTCATCCACCTTCGAGTCAGAAGACATCATTGCTTTCAGTTCGTCCATATTCATATCATAATTCTACCCCGGCTAGGGGGTTCTGTCAAGCATCAAAGAGGACGAATTTCGTAGTAGTCATAGGCGAACGTAACGTCCACTACAAATGCGTCCATACTAGACACACTAGAATCGAAGTCGATACCTCCGAGGCTTACGGGGAAGATGTTGTTGAACTCGACCTCAAACTTAGGCCTCATTGCACTGTTTAGAACAGACAATGTGGCGTTCGAGTACTTTTTCTTCTCATCTGCTTCGGGGAATCTAGGGTCGTATGATGTGCCAAGAGTGAGCATCCATTCATAAATTTCTTGCCAGTTCTGTAGATTTTCATCAACAAGGAAAGATACTGTCAGATCTCCGTAGGATATCTTTCCACCGGACACCTTACCTTCATTCACAAGAGTGGTTCCTTGGATCACGGCTGGAAGTTCTAATGAGGGCAACGAAGCCTTCGTGCAGTTGTACGTCAACGCTGGTGTGCGAGTAAGGATGAACCTATAGTTGGTGGGGTATAGGTAGTTGACAGTATCAGATTGTGTATTGATTGCACCCGGAGTGGTGACTGTTTCTGGTGATGTGAATAGGTCTTTGGGGTCAATTGTTGTAGACATATATGTTCCTTCCTCCAAAAGCAAAGGGGGATGGTTTTCACCATCCCCCCTTGTCAACTGTATTTAGTTGTTTCTAACGACTACTGCTATCAGGCAGTTCCACCAGCATTGATACCATGAAGGTTATCTACGCGGAAGATTCGATAGAACTGGTTGCTTCTGTT